ATTTAATGTGTTTGATCGATCTCTTTTGACTTCTTACACTTTTCCTTCTCCGTATTCACCTTATGTTCACGATCATTGTGAGCGTATAATTCCCACTTTTTCTTCAGGTCTTCGTGCAAAAATTACTGCTGAGGTTTTGCAAATTCCTGTCTTTCATGATTTATTTGAACGAATGTATTCTCTTGTTTCTGTTCGAAACTCATTTTTCGGCAAAACTGTTCATGGTCTTGCTCCCCGCAATCTTCCTTTCTCTGTTTTAAAACCTGTTGTGTCGTCTTCTGATTATGTAGTTGCTACTACTCAGTCTTCTTCACATATACCTGTTTTGTTTCAAAAGATTTTAGATCAATTTTTCTCTTTCTCTCCGAATTACGCACCTCCTTTGTTAAATCAAGAGACTTTCATTGGTTCGCTCCTTTTGCGTCTTGATGTTGATCTTGATCCTCAGGCTTCCGTTGATGTGTATCCTGAGTTGCACACTTCTGCGTTAGAACTCATTGAGTTGTTTCGTGGGAAAGTTTCTCAAGAGGTTCCTAATCTTGAAGAAATTTTGTATCAGTCTGATCTTTCTTCTTCTGTTGGCTTTGAAGGAAAGAAGTTTGCACCTGGTGCCAAGAACCTTGCACAGGCTTGTTTGATTCCTAGCTTTTTAGTGGAAGTTGAGCGAGTTCATAATTCTTTTAACTCTTCTCATAGATCTGAGTTTGCTCTTGAGTCTTTTTGTTTTGACAAACCTCATGAGTTGTTGCCACCTTCTCCTTCGAAGATTTATCTTGGAAATGTTGTTCCTCGTTTAATTGTTTTCAAAGGTGGACATTTGCGTTTAGGTTTAAATTTCATGTTCTTGCGTCTCTTGCAGGCTTTCTCTTATGTTGATTCTGCTGGTGAGCGTATTTTTGAACACACCACTTGTGGAGAAACTCCTCCTTTAACTGCTAGACGCTTTGTAGAGGCGTCTAAGCGTTTCTCGGATCCTGTCTTTTATTGTATTGACATTTCTATTTGGGATGCTACTATGCAGATGGTTCATCAAATGCTATCATTTTTCGTTTTCTCTGCTCTTTTTCCTCATTATGAGCGTTCATATGCTAATTATTATTTTCATGAAATTTACAAAGTATTTGTTGCTTTTGGTGTTTTCTTTTTGGTTTTGGGTGTTAAGAGCACTGGAACCGAGGATAATACACTAAATAATTCATTGACTCATTATTTGGTTTTGCGTGCTGTTCTTAGACGCGCAAAGATTTTTAAGTCTTTCTTTGTTGTTCATGGTGATGATGGTTTTGTTATTATGGAACGTTCAGATCTTCCCGCTTTTCTTCGTGAAAAGAGTATGTATAATAAAAATGGCATGCATATGCGTAAAGATTACATGGTTGAATGTTTAGAAGATTCTGGTTATTCAAGTCATGGATATTCTGAAATCGTCTTCGATTCAAAATCGATATGCGTAGAATTGCGACCTCATTTTGAGTGTTTCTCTAAAATTCGTTATATTTGGGCTTCTGGTCCTAATTCTAATTTGGAGATTGCCAAGTTAGGATCTTATTTCTTTCTTTATTACTACACTCTAGAGGTTCGACTGTATGTTTTATGTGTTCTTTTGGAGTCGGGATATTCTTATTTATCTGTTTCCGAAGATAAACATTATTTTCTTTCTTTCACTTCCCATGTTAATAAAATTGGTCCTTTTATTGCACATCATTATGTACATTTTATTCCGTCTGCATACTTGCGTTCTTTTAGAGCTATTCGTGCACTTTATCGTCGATCCATAAAGATTGATGTTTTGGGAATGTATGATCTTTTGGTTGCTTCTGGTCGTTTTGACGTTCATTTGCCTCCTCGTTCTTCTGTTCTTGAATATGTTGTTGCTATTAAGAAAGCTGGTTTTTAACAATTCCTATTAAATTAATTTTCTTCTTTTCATATTTTATTTCTTTTAAAAAAAA